GCTGCAGTTAAACAAGCTGCTGAAGCAAAAATGAAGCAAGAATCAGCAGGCAAGCCTTCACGAACTGAGTCAAGTCTTTCTTCTGATGTTTCAAAGGCTTCAAGCACTACAGCAGGTAAGAAAGCAGCGCTGCAAGAACTGGAAAAAGCCAGAAGCTTCTTATCCAAGATCCCAGGGTTTAACACTCTTATGGGTGGATTATCAGGTGCCGAGCTTGTTCATGCTTACCGCCAACTTCGTGAAGGAAACACGTTGGATGGCGTAATGGCAGGTCTCAGTGGTACAGGCGGCTTACTTGCCATGGCACCGCACCCTGTTGCAAAAGCGATCGGAACTGCTATGGCAGTGCCACCACTTGCATACCAAGCTTATCAGGCATACAAGGGTGACAATGCAGGTGTGCCGACACAGACAGACCCAATGGGCAACTAAGCATGCTCAATTGCAGCCTTAACGTTTCGAATCATTGCATTCTGTAGCTGCTTAACTTCTTCAATTGTCAGTGTAGCAACACCGTCATGCTCTTGAGTTGATGCTTCTACAATCTTAGTGTCAATTGCTCGACGTAACCGTTCACGCATCAGAATCTCGCCTACTGAGAACGCTTCAACCCAGATGTTATACGGGTCTTTAAGCAAATCTCTGCTTGACGTGTGTTCCAACAGCTTAATCCAGTCATCAAATGCTTGCTTGACATGAAAGTCGGTTGATGTAATGATCATAGTTCTTTTCCTTTAGTGTTAAGCCACATTCTTAAAGTCGACATACCGCCGTCAATTAGAACATGATTAGAAAACCGCTGATACTTGTGATACAGCGGATGGTTGATGAAGTTCTTCATAAGTAAGTATGCATCAGCATCAGGAGGATTCATACCCATAGCTCGATCAGTATCAATGCACTTAATGCTGTAAATGTCTTTAAACTCTTGACTGATTTTATGCACTTGATCGTTTAGCAAACCAACAATGACAATCCTAGGCTTAGGCGTGTTTGTGGCGTCGTAAGTTGGGTCGTGCTTTTCAAGTCTGAACTCATGTTCCAACGTTTTAACAGCCGATCTAACTCGTGCCTTCACTATACCTGCAATTCGTTCAACAATTGCTTCAACTAGGCCGTCCAAACTGACTTCTGTCGGAGCCGATGAAGGCTCTACCATAGGAGTTGGCTCAGTTGGTGCCGCAGGCTTAAGATCGTTGGCAAATCTGTTCCTTAGCTTTTCAGTTAAGTTAGTGCATGATGAATGTGAACCAAATGCACGATGCCGATGTGATGGAATAACTAATTGTGCTTTCTTTAGAGCCTCATAAGCAGTGTACCAATTGAAGTGCATTAAGCGAAGAGCTTCAGTAAGAACAAGTTCTTCTTCAGCGCTTGTCCAACGAATTTTTGTTTTCATGTTTAACCTTTTTGCAGTATTTGAATTTAGTGACGAAGTAACGATAGTGCCTGACACTTCTATTGAGTGCTTGCTTCTTTAGCTCAAATTCATTGCATACATCAACTTGACGATCAAGGTAGACGACAACCTGACTTAATGCTTTCACTGTGTGACTTTTCCAATTTGGATGGTCGGTGACAAAGTGCTTAAAGATTTGCTTACGCTTTGTTAGCGTCATTTTTGCTAGAGAACTCTGAATTTCAAACCAGTTGTTCATACGTGGTGTGTCTTGGTGATTGCATCAATTTGGTTAAGCAAGTCTTCACGAATTTTCAGGTAGGTGTCACTGCCTGCATATTCATCACGCCCTTGCGTGTGGTAGAACTGTTCTTCACACCAGTCAAAGTTGTCATTCTTAGTATTAGGCGGAAAGATGTTTGTCTTGCCTTTGGCAGATTGCCGTTGGTAGAAAACATCAGGTTTACGGAAGTCCACCAGCCCTTGTAGGAATGGATACACCTTTAGAACTTCTAGCCATAGCTTCATAGCTATGATGTTGTCTACCGTCGTTTGAATTTGTTCATCACCGCGCATAATGCAGTAACCAATGAGGTCTTTAATTGTGCAACGTACCATGTAAAAGTGCTCAAAATTTCGCGGCATAATAGTTCTAGTGTCAAGCCCATGGACCAAACCGCTATCAAGCATGTCCACATACAGGTCACGAGCCATCGTCGTAATTTGCTTATAACGTTCATAGAAGTCCTTGTTTGCCATGATGCCGGGTTTAACCATTACACGATCATCACGCATATCGCGATCACCGTGAACCTGTGCTGCAAAACTAAATAGCCGATGACGTATCAGATGTGTTGTATCAATCATGTCCATGCCGTTGACCGACCATGTGATGTTGATTGTTTCCATAGCGGTAGGTAACAGCTCATAGCGGAACAGTTCATCAATTGTTTGGTCAATGTCTGCCTTTGGAAAATCCCATTGGATCTTGTCATTCCATGTGTTCATTAAGAACACTGAAATTGTTTTACGAAACTGGTCAACCGTAGGCGCATGGACGATCTGAACGTCTATGTTTTCCAGCTGGTTAACAAATTCGATAGGGCCAGGTTTCTTACCGAATTTAAGTGTTGTGTGCATCTTTTGTAGATGCGGCATTTGTGCTTTATTGACTTTAGACATTTGTGTTTTCTTTCATGAGTTGTAGTTCTACTAGTCTTGCATATCCTGCAATGTCTGTCCAGCTATCCACATGGGATGGCGATACAGCCAAGCGAGAAAGTTTCATGGCGATCTTAGAGAGATAAATAACATGGACAGGATCCATTTCTACATTGTGTTGCTTGCGATACCTGTCCTTTATATTTTCAAGGATAACTGCCTCTAATGAAACACCTTCAAAAAAATCACCGTAAACCTCGCCTCTCTGTTCTAAGACTTGATCTGTCGTTTTCATGGCAGCACCTCGTAAGGTTGAAGTTTTTCCTCAAGTTTAGCTAACCGTTTTGCGCTATTTTCGTGGACGTCTACCATGTAGCCGCCATTGCCTAAGCCTATCTCGTTAGCCGAATACTGAAGGCACTGAAGTGCATCGGCATAATGGACGACCAATGCTTCAGTCGTATCACCGTGGTATAGGCCACAATAGTCTCTAACTTGTTCTGGAAAGCCTTTCACAATTTCATGTTCAGCTTTCTTAAGCGCATCAGCAACTATTGGAAAGTTCTTCTTGACCAAGTGGTTTACATCAGATATTTCCATTTCAGCCAAGTCATGGCATATGGCAATCTTGACTGCTTTGTCAACATCAAACTTGTACGTTTTTGATAGCATGAGAACGCCAAGAGCTACGAAGAAACTATGTGTTGCAACGCTTTCTTGGTGAACCACAGGCTTCATGCTGTAACGCTTGGTGTGTTCAAGCGTGTAGCTTTGCATAAAGAATGAAAAGTCGCCTTTATTCATAGCTGATGTTTTCTTCAGACCAGTTACGGCGAACGAAGACCTCTTCTATCTTTATCTCATCTAAAGCCCTAACCAGCTCTGGGTATGAGCGCACAACTGAACCTGATGCTGCCAACACCAAGTTAAATTTCTGACCAGGCTGTCCACCAAGCCAGACATAAATGATAGGAATGAGTTTTGCATAACACCAGCCTGCTTCAAACATTGTGCCGGGGTCTTTACCATCCGTGATGCAAATGGTTAAGTCAGTTTTGTTTAGTGCTACCAAGTTAATGTCAAGCACTTGTTCTGGCGTTGTTTTGCTTGGCTCATACAGGCATTCATCCTTGGGGCTAAAGTACTTGAAGCTTTGCCTCTCTAAGATGCTTTTAATTTCTTCTACAATGGCAATTTGTTCTGGGTTAAAGAACGGGCCTGCAATGTAGACATACGGATGCTTTGTGATTGTTTCCATTTAGTTCCTTACAGTTAAGAATTTTTGTTTGTTTACTTAGTAAACATTTGCATTGTACCATGCTTTAGAAAAGTAAACACTTTTTTCGCTAAACTACCTCCGTTTCTCTGATCTTTTTTGCATAGTCCCTCACGGCATTCATAAGGGCTTGTTGGGTTTTATCTTTGCTACTAATGGCAGTCACAATGGCTTCATCAATAGTGTCTTTGGCAATGATCTGATGAACCACAATGTTATTCCTTTGGCCTTGACGCCAAACACGACGGATAAACTGATCATAGATTTCCAATGACCATGTATTGCTAAACCAAATGACCGCATGCCCTGTTCCTTGCAAGTTCAAGCCGTGGCCTGCCGATTGTGGGTGTGCCAGCAATACAGGATAGTCGCCGTTGTTCCATCGGTCAATAATGCCAGTCAGGTCTTTGTCTTTAACGCCTGAGCCGATGAACGGGGCATTAGGGAATAGCTTTTGTAGCCGCAATAAATCATGCCTGAAATGATAGCCAATTAAGCAAGGCTTGCCGTTCAAACCTTCAACCAGCTCTTCAACAGCATTTAGCTTTTCATCATGGACATTCTTAATTTCACGTTCCAGACCGTCCATGTAAATTGCACCATTTGCCAACTGTTGGCACTTACCTACTGCAACAGCAGCTGTAGAAGCAGTAACTTGATCACTGTCAAACTCAATAAGCAACTTATCTTCTAGTTCCTTGTAAAGCTTCCTAGCCGCTTTAGGTAGTTCCACATAGACACGATTAAGCATCAATTCTGGTAGGTCTAGATAGTCTTCTGCTTTCATACGAAGGACTTTGTCAGCCAACAACCCATGGATCTTGTCCTCTGACTCAGGCTTTAACGTCCATGTGTAACCACCGTAGCCAGTTTGGTAGAAGTAGTTTGTACGAAAATGCGTGATGAACCTGCCAAATGTTGCACCTCGGTCAATCACAAGCTGTGGCCCAAAGATGTCGAGCAAGCCGTTAGATGCAGGTGAACCAGTTAACCCAAACCTACGCTTAAACTTATCAAGAAACGGTGAAAGTGACTTGAATCGTTCGGTTCGTGTGTTCTTAAGATAGCTGATCTCGTCTACAACCAGCATGTCATACGGAAACTTTTTGCCGTTTAGTATTTTTGACAGCCATTGCAAGCCTTCGAAGTTTATGACATGAATGTCAGCCTTGTCAAACAACATTTTGTCTTTGTTAGGGCCATGCAATACAGATACAGACAAGTCGGCAAAGTTATCCCACTTGTTAATCTCTACTGGCCAAACAGCATAGGCAGGTCTAAGTGGCGCAAGTACTAGAACTTTTGTAACTGCTTTAGCCGCCTTCAGCACTTTAATTGCTTGCAAAGTAATACTGGTCTTGCCAAGCCCTGGGTCTAGCCATAGCTGGCCTGATCCGTTCTCCACTAAAAACTTTACAGCTTTCTTTTGGTACTCATGAGGTTCCCAGAACACGATCAATCCCTTCTTTTGAATCTAGAACATAAACCTTGTGCCCAATCTTGCCTAAGTCGGCATGAAGCTTAGCCTGTAGTGCTGACAATTTACCGCCTGGTCGTTTTAGTTCTACCCATATCACTTCACCATTTTCTATTGCCACAATGCGATCAGGCCAGCCTCTTGCAAACCGAACATGAAGTTTAAGTGTTAACAAACCATGCTTTTTGCACTGGGCTGTGAAATACCTTTCAAGATCACGTTCAAGAACGACCCTTATTACCATTTGCAAGGACCGCCATTGTCTTTACGGTAATGACAAAACTTACACAAGCCTGACGGATTAGCAGCATAGATGCTGTCTGACTGAAGCTGTTTGATCCGTGTTACTAGGCTTGTTTGCAGATCAGCAAGATGGCCACGAATAATTGTGTTGTATGACCTGTACTTTTTAAGGTCAACAAATTCAATGCCAATGTTAACAGCATCTATGTGTGGTTTAGTTGCTAAGATAACAGCTGCATACACAGCCACTTGGTCAGTGTAATCTCTGTCTTTGCCTGTCTTAAAGTCTAGAACCGTAGCTTCATTGTCTTGTTCCATGTACAAGTCAATTACGCCGCGAAACCATGCTATTGGATCGTCATATTCCACAGCTTTCCAGTCTTTGTCAACCGCAAACTTCATTTCAGACTGTGCCTTTAGTCCGATCCAAGTCGCAATCTTAGGCAACAAGTGTTGGACTTCATCTGAAATGATAGTAAGACCACCGTTCAGAATGTTTTCAATCTCTGAATGGATCATTGTGCCTCTACTAGCAGCAGCACCGGTAGGTTGAGGAAGTCTGTCTATACGATTGAACTTGTACTGAGCAGGGCACTGCTCGTATTGCTTGACTGCAGAATAGGAATAAGCCATCATTTAACCTCAGCAAAATTAGCACCGATCTTGGCATCGGCAATCAGTGGCACATCAAGCTTAAATGAGTTAATCATGCAAGTGGCTAGTTTGTCGGCTTCACGTTGTACAACATCAACCCTGGCTGAGATAATCAATTCATCATGCAAGGATAACAGCAATCGGCTATCTTTGGCAACCCGCCAATAGTCGATCATTGCCTGTTTTGTCATGTCTGCACCACTGCCTTGAATCAGCGTGTTTAATGACTTAAAGCCAAAGTTCATAAGCTTACCGTTGATGATCTTAGGCGGTTCACCTTTAACCAGCCTGCCACCAATGGTCGAGAACGGGGCTCGGATCTTGTATCTGGACATCAAATCGTTGTTCACTTTGTCCAACCCAGGGGCTACCTCAGACTTATAAAGATCTATCAACTGACGGGCTTCTGAATAAGGTATGCCTAACATTTCACATATCTTCTTAGGGCCTGCACCGTACAAGATGCCAAAGGACATTGTTTTAGCATAGTCCCTAATGACTGTCTTGCCAGACTTTTCACTCATTAAGTTGGCTGCAAAAGCATGAAGGTCTGCATTGGGGTCTTGCCTGTACTGTTCAGCCAGCTTACCGTCCTCGAAGTGTGCAAACAGTCGTAGCTCTTGTGCTTGAAAGTCAGCAGCTGCCATCATATGCCCTTCATCAGGTAGTATGAACTGTCTGACTTTAGGTATTATGAGACCTTGTAACTCTGTAGGCAGTGGAGTCTTTGGCCCACGTGTAGGCATGGTCTGAAGTGTAGGCTTTGCCGATAGCCGACCGGTTCTTGTACCACCAATCTCGCCTCTTACCGTGTTCCATTCAGTAAAGATCCTGCCTGTCGTGGCTGATTGTTCTAACCACGGTTCAAGGTACGTACCTGTTAGCTTTGTCAACACATCTCGATGCCGTAATACTGATGATAGTTCATCATCGGTCAGCATGTCTTTTAGTGTTTCTTTGTCGGACAGTGGCGTACCTTTGTCGCTGGTTGGCCACTTCTTTGTCTTGTCATAAACGCCTTTAGACATTACAACGTTTACTAATTGCACACCAGAATTAAAGTTAATGTCTTCAGTGTTGAAGTATTTGTACAACCACACTTCACACATTTCAATGTCAGACTTAGCTTTTTCCAAACAAGCCTTCATGCCTTCCGTGTCAACACGTATTCCAAGCTTACTGTTCTCAAGAAGCACTGGCATAAGCTGTATTTCACGAAGGTAGGCAACTGGCATTGTCCTGCGTACTTCTTCAGTAAAGTCAAACAGTTCAGCCGTTAGTCTAACGTCAGCACAAGCGTACTTTCCCACAAGATTAGCCGGTCCACGTGCAATATAAGCACCTGCAGTCTTAGGTTTCTTTCTGACTTCAGGTATATGCATTTCAAGCCAAATGAATAGCTCATCACGTTCCTCCGGCTTAATGCCTAACCATTCTTTGCATAGCTCTTTTAGTGACAAACTACGAACATAAGGGTCAAACAGGAAAGCAAGTACAAGTGTGTCATGTAAATGTTCGGCAGGTGGCAATGGTATGTCAAACTTTTCATAGATCACCGACAAGTCGAACATTGCATTGTGGAAACACATATGACGGCCTGATTCGAAGATCTTAATGAGTAATTCACGGACCGTATTAAAGTCCGTATTGTTGTTTGAGTCATGCGCAAATGACCAATATGTAGACTCAAACTGCCCAGTCCTATCAAGAACCGCCAAGCCGACAGGGGCAGGAGGGTAATGATGAGGACGTGGGCCGATTGCTTCCGTCTCAAAGTCGAGGAAGATTGGATCAGACATTAATACTTGCCAGACTTTTCAGCAGATGCTTGTTCAGGTGCTGCATCTTCTTCAACACCTGCAGTTGCAATTGCCGCCTCAAGTTCTTTCTCACCACGAGCAACCAATGCCTTAATGACGTCCATATCATCAATAGTGCGAACAAAGTCAAAGTTAAGTTTAAACTGTGTTTTTGCATCAGGCACTAAGCTAATTTTTGTCACAACAGCTGACAATGGGCGACGTGTAGTACTAGCGATCTTCTGCAAGTATGTAGCAAAGCCGCGAACACTAGTTACAGGTGTGCGAAGTGCTGCCACTTCACCGCCATTTACACCATCAACTGATACAGCTGAATCAGCAGTCATCACTAAAAGCCGACGCTTTTCAGCGCATGCTTTACCTTTACCACCGTTTGTAGCACTACCCCATTGGTCTTTAGGGCAACCTGCACATGTGTCGGCTTGCTTTTCAGGCGACAAGTGATTAGCCTTAAGACCTGTCAATGTTGCACCAAGTGAGAAGCATACGGGACCGGCGGGGTTGGTTGGGTCATACCTAGCTGTGTAGTACAAGCGTTCTACAGGCGAACTAAGAATCACAACTTCCAACTGATTGTTTGCAATTGGGTTATCTCGGTAAGTAAGAACACCGCCTTTAGTGCTAAGGAACTGTGTTCCAGCAGTACTACGTTCCGCCACCATACCGGCATTTGCCAGCTTTTCCATTTCAGACTCGAATAAAGCTAATTGGTTTTTAGACATTTTGAAAACTCCTATTTTCGTGATTTAGTTACAGAAAGACCCCACACCTCAGCAGTGGTAGACCCGGGGATGGTCTCACCGGCTTCCCAACGATCTTTGAAAGCAGTGCTACTGAGCCTTTTATGAAGTAAGTCAAAGCTGTTAGTCTTGGTGACATACTCATAAAACAAATCCCAATCCATGATGGTTGGGTGAACTTTTTTTGCCATGGTTACTGAATGGCCACGTTCGGATGCAGCTTTCATTGTTCCTGCTTCATTCATCGCGTGCATAATGTCAGATTCTAAAGTAGCAAGTTGTTTAGATAGTTCGCTATCTTTTTCAGCCAGATCAGTTCTTAGCTGTTTAACCGTGACATAGTTGTCTATTAAGTCATTCAATTTCATTTTCTTCTTCCAAATTAAGAGGGTCGTAAAGATGTACGTCCAATTTAGCTTCATTAAACATAACCTCTGCAATTTTGCGTGAATCATTCCAGCGTTCAACTGGGTTATCTATTGTGACATGATGCTTTATGCCTGATTGAATAATCATAGCAGCGCATTGTGAACATGCATGCATTGGCCAAGTGTAAATTGTGCAATTGTCTAATGGTTGTTTAGCAAATAAAATAGCGTTTACTTCAGCATGAATGGTCATCATTAGCTTTGTGTTTCGATGCAGCAACCAATCATCATGGTCACTTATACCTCGAGGAAAACCATTAAAGCCAGTGCTTACGATTTCATTGTTTGCATTTACAATTACTGCACCGCATTTTGTTGACGGATCTTTTGACCATGACGCAACTAAACGAGCCATTTTAAGATAGCGTATACGCCATTTGCTAGACTGTAGCATGACTGTCTGCTGACATAAATTCAGGTGAATATGAACCTTCGTTACGGTACCACACCATAGTCATAACGTTTTTCTTCCAACGGTAGTAATTACGGTAAGCAACAACTACATCTTCGTGCTTACATTCATCTGGCATGCACTGTGGTGGAACACGCCATTTGCAAGGCATGTCTTTCATAGCAGGCGGTACATCAGCAAGTTCGCCAAAAAACAAACCATAGCAACTATGTTGTTTGCCATAGCGTAAACGAAATTGCTTACACAAACTTTTGCCTAAGTCTACAAGGTATGCATAGTGCAACCTAGACTCACGTGCCCATATAGCACTTGGGTGATTAACATGCGTTGGTTTGTATGTAACTGCATGACCGTTGCCATGTTGGTGGTGTGCAGTAGCTAACAATTGCGCTGTTTCTACGATCATCTTTACAACATGCTTGTCGCAATGATACAAGGCAGCTATTTGTGGTGAATGGTGCAAAAAGAAGATGTTCATTTGTTACCTTTGTTTTCAGAATTTAAGAATTTAAGTGTGTTTACTAAGTAAACAAGTGCATTGTACCATGCTTTTTGCAAAGTAAACATTTATTTACGATTTTTTGCAAGTAAAAGCAAGGCAATCATGTCCTCTGGTCCTCGCCAATCGGCAGGCTTCATAGCATCTTGCTGTGTGCCACGATTAGTTTCACCTGGCACTTTTTTCATGTTGCAACTATGCACAATGTCTAAGATTTGTGGCAATGGCAAACCCATGTGATGAGCACAACCCATAGTCACGTATGCCAGATCGGCAATTGCATCAGCTGCATCTGTTAAGCTGCCTTTTTCGTGTGCTTTTAGCAGCTCTGACAGTTCTTCCATGAGGAACCTAGCATAGAAGCTAATGTCAACAGGCTCCAGCAACTTTGGTTGCATTGATACAGGCAAGTTAAGCTTGGTGCGAAACTCTAAAACTTTGTCGAATATTTCTTGGTTCATGTTATTTCCAAACAGTTTGTAGTTGAGAAGTTTTGTAGTTCTTTTGAATTTCTTTTTGCACAGGATCTGTCAGTATTTTTTTAATGACAGGAATTACGCCTTCAAACACGTCTTCACGTGTCTTAAAGCTACAAAAGCAAAGTTTACAGTATCTTCTACGATACGTGTGTTGGCCGTGTTGTGTGGTTTCAACAATGGCTAGTTTGTCGCCTTGGCATTTAGGGCATTCCATTACAGCACCGAGCAATCATGTCGGTCACCTGCCGACTTAGTGATAAACACCAATTTGCACTTAGTGCATCGCCAAAGCTGTCCTTCAACAATCACTGTTTTCTTTGTCCCATACATACCAATCATGCGACCAAAGAATGTGCGTATCTTCTCAATCATGCTTGTCTCTCCTGAGTAAGGAGATGCGTGATACACAAAGCCAATAACAACAAAAAAGTTTTGATTGGTTGGTCAACAACATTGACTCCAGCAAATCCTATAACTGCGCCAGCCACGATTGAGAAAATAAAAAATCGGATATTCA